AATCGTACAACGTTGGCGACTTATTATTGGGGGGCATTGATAAACTAATTGAAAAAAAGGGCTCTGGTATTGCGTTTAATAATTTATTGTCTTCCAGCGACTTTATCTGGGTTACTTGAATTCCCGAAAACATATTCCATATTTCAGAATAGTCTTTCGTATACATGGCCTTTATCTTTTCGAAACACTTGGTGGCTAGTTTGTCCGTATCGTTTTCTACGGTACCAGTTATATCCATTTTAATTTCTCTCGAAATAGCTGTGTGAAAACAATCGATCAAAAAAACAAAAAATTCCATTATGTCGTTTTGCGAATAGTCCGTAAAGATATCCATATTTTTTTTCTTTGCGACCGCGTGAATGATACTTACAAATTTATTCGGAGCAATAGTAGAATTTTCGTTCCAAATTAATTTTCTTAGTTCATTCCACTCTTTTAATAATATCCCGTCGCACGTTTGTTTTTTTAAAACACGATTGAACTTATTACAATCTAAAAAATTATTCAGTTCGTATGTATGAGATAATATTGCCAGGCAAGAGTTTATAAAACAGGTATTTCCGATGTTACATAATCCAGTGAGTCCCTTATCTTTATAATCGTTAATGTTATTTATACAAAGCATTTGTCTATTATAATAATTTATAAACATCCATTTAAACATTTTTTTATAAATATAAATATAAATATACATTTTATATATGCCAGAAACAACCGAAACATTTACCAGGTTGTATCTCGAAAATTTATCATTGATAAGAGATGCAACTTTGAGTTCAAACAATTATAGTCATGCTCAACGACCAAGTATAGCTATTCTGACAGATCGTCTTTTAACACAAAACGATAATATGCTAAGGTTTTTAATGGAAAATGTGCAAAATAATAACCAGGGTAGGAGGACCAATCGGGATGGGAGAAGATATTCTTATACTTATGATAGTGTGGTTTCACCGAGACCCACACAAAATCCCGTATTCCCAGAGGGTCGACCAACAGCCACAGCGCCAGACAACTTTTTTTTGCCGATTGAAATTTATCCAACTACGTTACAAATTGAAACAGCCACCATAAATAGGGCTTATGGAACGATTGACGCGCCTTTAAACGCGTCGTGTCCTATTAGTTTGGAACCTTTTTTAGAAGACGAAATCGTTACAATGATTCGGTTTTGTAATCATGTTTTTAAACCCGACCAAATCAATATTTGGTTTCAACATAATTGTCGTTGTCCCGTATGTAGGTATGATATTAGAGATTATATTCCTGGAATTTCCGGCTACGAAAGTGATGACTCTGACGAAGAAGAGGAAACGCCGCCAAATGAGACAAACGATTCTAATGATGAACTATCTATTAATGGGTTATCTAGAGACCACATTAGAACCATTACAGAAAATATACTAAACAATTTGACAACCGCGGTGGCTACGAATGAGTTTTCTGAGGTAGACGATAGTTCTAATAACGTGTTTTACGCTTCTTATCGGTTGTCATTAAGAAATTAACCAATAAATATAAAGAATACTCGAATTAACTATTAGATGCAGAACAAAACTAAACACATCAAAAGAGAAAATAATCTTAATAATTCTTATCTAGAGACGGCATTTGAAATCACAAAATATATATATTCACTTATAAAAATGTACGTTCTTTGGATCATTTTGCACTTCGCGGCATCACATTTATATATATATTTTTGTACGCCTAAAACTATATTAGGATTTATATTTTCCCCGTTGATGGTTGTAACACCTCAGTGTCAGGGATTACGATGGATTATATATAATAGCGGAAATGTTATCAATAATATGTGGCTCATTTTTGGGACATGGACTAGTTCGTGGCTTTTGTCATGACGTTTACCCGAGAATAAATCTAAATACAAAAAAGGCGGAACTATATTGGGTGAGGGGAAAGACGGATATATTATCGAGTCCATTTCGCCTGGTAAGCTATCGAAAGAAAATGGCTATGTATGTAAAATATTTAAACACTCGACTAAAGTGAACGTTTTATTACACGATACGTTGAAAGAAATAGATCCAAATAATAAAAGATTTAATCGTTATTATTTGCCTGAGTACAAAGATTCTAATATAGATATAAGCAATATAGTATTTCAAAAATACTTGATTCCATTCAATTCTAAACAAATGTCAAAAGCCCAATATCGTTATTTAAGAGAGTCACTAGAGATTTTGCATGCAAATAATATATCACACGGAGATTTACCCGAAAATGTTATGCTAGACCCGTCAGATCATCTACCTCGTATAATAGACTGGGAAAATGCAAACGTAGACTGTGAGGCGATCGATAAAACAATAGATTATAATGCATTTTTAACTCATTACGGGCGTACAAAGTCACACGATAGAAGGGTTGACAATATTATTTCTAAAACGATTTAAACAGATTTGGCATAATAATATTATAATGCCTCTAGAAAGAAACGGATTTAAATGGACTATTAATGAAATAATGACTCTACAGAGAGAAAACGAATTGCTAGGATTGTCGGCAACCGAGATTGCTTCCAACCATAAAAGAAGTGTTCGAGCAATCGTTTCTAAATTGGAAACAGAGGGGTTTTGCCATAACAACCCAACGGAAGATTTGGGTTTGGAGACGATTGGTCAACGCGTAGCCCTGTCTCCCCGTAGATTGCGATCGTATTAAAATATATATTAGGTTAGTTTGTCGAATAATAATAAAAAAAGGTTATTTTTTATTATTTTAAATATTATAATAAATATTCTTTTTTCAAGGTTGTTTAATAAGAAACAGCTTCATAGACTGATTACCCAGTTTTGCATTATTGGTAACCCGAAGATAATTATCAAATAATAAGGCTTTTACTTCCTTTGTTTTTAATTGCTCCAACTTCGTTTCAAATTTATCGGGATCAAGACTAGCCCTTAGCGAATCCACTTCTGTTTTAAATTGCTTCATTTTCGAAATTTTCTTTGAATTTGCCCACATTTTTTCAAGAACTAATGAAAACAATTGGGCCACCGGTTTCATTATTTGGTTGGTAATGTAAAACGAATAATCTATTTTTAGATTATGGTCCTTTATATAAGTGGGCGTTTCTATCTTATTTCCCTGAAGACATTTCTTGTTGGCAGTATTTATATATACATACGGTATTCTGTCGCCCGAACTTGGTTTATTTCCCGGTTCTCTTTCGGCGATTCGATCAGCCAGAACTTTGTGCGCAATGGCATTCGGATTTTTATATCCAGATCGCAAAGACTTTGTGATGATCAATTTTTCTATCGGACATTTCTCATCTACTATGTTTTGTAACGAATTTTTCAAAAACTTAACCGCCTCATCTATATTTTGTTCTTTCATCAAAATATCTATAATTCCTCCATATATGTCTTTTACAATAGGCGCATTATCTCTTCGTTTCAACACAATTCCCATCTCCTTGCGTTTACCCTTATTCGGATCCATTTCATAAAGCATACCAACATACCGTTTCTTTGACAGTAAACAGAACGGCATAAACGTTTTTTCGTATTCCAAATCGTGTGGTTTTTTCAAGAAACTAGAGGCTAAATGACCAGCTTCCTGGGCTAATTCGATTGTCATTTCCAATGCCTCTTTTCCACGAATCGGCTTTCCTTCAAGCGTTTCCAAATTAAAGGTAAAGAATACCGAGTCAGTATCTCCATATATGTACTCCGCCTTGGTTCTTACCTCGCCATATTTGCTGACAGTACATATTTTGTCCGCATATGTTTCTTCAATCACTCTTTTCGCATAAGTCAATAATTTTCGACCAGTTGCAGTGGTGCAGGCAGCAATATCCTTTTCATAAAAGGTGCTTGTCTTTGCGCCACATTGACCATATAGAGAATTCGCCGTTAACTTATAACCCATTTGACGTTGTTCCAATACTTGTTTCATAAATTCATCCGTTTCATTCGGAATCAATTTTCTAGTAGCCTTTCTAGCTTTCAAAAGTTCTTCCAAAATGGAAGGCATAATCGCTTTACCTTCGTTAAACTGAACAAATCTACACGTTTTTGTTCCGGATTTAATCTTTTCCGCCGCCGAAGAAGGCGACTTTCTTATCCATTTATAAGTGTCATACGTTATATTTACATATTCAAATCCTTGTAAATTGTCATACATATAGTTTCCCTTGTCATCTTTTTCGCCCGTTTCGTCGATTAATACCCCTTTCAAGTTATATTCTTTGGTCCAAACCTTACTATCGTGTGATAGATTCTCACTAATCATTGAGCTCGGATATAGTGAAGCATAATCGACGCAAGCTACCGGATTATCCAAATACAAATCACATTTGGGATCTAGTACGATAGCACCTTCAAATCCTTCGTCTAGGAAACCCTTTTCAATAACGGGCATTAGCGTGTTTTTTTCTCTACACTTTTTCGCAATATAACTTGTTAGTTTTATCCCTTGGCCGCGCATTACCAAAAAGTTAATAGGAACACTACAAATTTTGGCCATTTCAATGTATCCGGTTAAAATATCCGATTTGTTAAACAAATAATGAACTAGGTTACAATCTTGAATACAATATTTCGCTACAACGCTTCGATCTTTATCTGTACCATTTGCTAATCTGAAAATATCTTTGGGTGTTACATCGTCCTTTGCCAAACACCATCGGATTTTTTTACTTTCGGACGGATTGACCAGAGTATCAATTACGAAACTCTTATTGACATTATCAATGTTTATCACTTTAAATTTTGCCCCATCTTTATAATACTCCACCGAATGTCCGATTTCTTCGAGGTGAATATAACTATCTACCAAAAGACCCGTCATATTCGAGGTTTTAATTTCCGTCGTATTATTGGTGGCGTTCTTTTCCAGCGTCTTTACGTAATCGCCAATAAAATGACCCGCCACGTAATCCAATTTGTAACTGGTTAGGTTGCTCTCTCTTCTATAAAAATTATAAAGATCAATTTGTAACCTTCCATTCATTTTGATAAATCTTATTTCGTGTTGTCCACTTGCAATATTTAAGACGCTTTCCTCTATTTTATAGCGCTGTGTTTCATTATCATATGTTCCACATATCTCGTTTTTATTACGAGACAATTTCAAAAAATCTTCAACACAACCGGTTTCTTCCGCTCTACTAAACATAAATTTATAATCAAAACCAAATATATTATAACCAATAATAATATCCGGATTTTCTTTTTGAATCAGTTTTTGCCAGGCGAGTAAAACCTCTTTTTCGGTATCATAAGACTCTATTTTACTATTGTTCACGTTCATATTCTCGCAACCACCTAATGCAATACAGTGACTAAAATTGGGCTCTTTTTCGCCATAGTTCATAAATGTCGATCCTATAAAGGTCACCTTGTCTCCCTCCACACCCGGGAAATGTACATTCAACGACGAATTTAATTCGTTTACCTTACCCTCTCGTGAAAAGGTCTTATCGGTTAAAACATCTATTATAGTCGCTTCGACATTATTATAAGTCTTATTTTTCGTCATTTCGTCGTTGCCTTCGCCATCCTCGTCCTCCTCGTTGTTCATTTTTTCAAACAACGCCTCAATCGTGTTAATGGCCGATTTTTCGTTCGTTTTGTAATCTCTTACCTTGCCGTTCAACCATG